AACGCTGGTACAGCTTCCTAAGTCATGGCACAGCAAAAGTTAGGACGGAAGGATTACTCCATCGCTGTTAAGACAGGGACGGATGCTAATAAGACGAAGTTTGCAAAAGAAGCCACTAAGGGAGAATTGTATTTAGCAACTGATACCTTTAAAGTATATGTAGCTATTACAACTGCCGGAGCTTCTGACTCGACACTCAAATCAGTTGCACTCAGCTAATCCTCCTAGCGAGTAATGGCAACTGAAGTCGGAGAGAATGTACAGGTCAAAGCAAACTTGGCATTTATGGCGAAAGTTATCGCCATTGTTGGCACTTGTGTTTGGGGCTACTCCGTCATTTGGAACAAGATTAACGAACTCGATAATAGCTTGGGGAGAGTGCAACATGAAGGAACTCTGTTGGGTGATTTATCTGCGAGGATGATGCACCTGGAAAAGTTTGCAGAACAAGCAAAAGCGGATCTTGATCATTTAGTCGAGATGCAAGACGCACCTATCACCTCTGACTTTCAACAGTTTGAGAGACTAAACTATTTAGAAAAAGAGTTGGATCGACTCCGCAACAGAGTGGAAAAGTGAAATGGAAGTTACACACTATATGTTTGCTGGTCTTGGGGTTGCACTATCCATCCTCGCATTTTTCATCAAGCGTAACAAGTGGGAGATTGATGATATGAAAGACCGAGTTCGTCAAATAGAAATATCCCATGCCGGACAGATTAAGGACATTAATCATCTGACCAAAGTCTGCGAGGATCGGAGGGAAGATATTAAGAAGATCTTTGAAAAGATGGAGGCTAAATGAAATGTTTGAACTCCTTACATTATTTCTTACGGGAGGTGGTTCTGCGGCAATGGGGTCTATTCTTAAAGGCGTGTTTGGTGCAGTCACGGATGCTCGTTCACAGAAGCATGAAATGGAAATGGCACGAGAGTGCAGAAACAACGAAGCTGCCATTCAGTTCCAGGCATCACTCAATAATGGTGCTAGTGGAGCTTTCACTCGTGCTACTCGTAGGATGCTTGCTCTTATTGGGATGTTCACCCTCTCGTTCATTACCTGTATCACCACCATCTACCCCTCAGTTCCGCTCGTCAGTACAACAAACATTACAGGAGAGGGGAGGAAAGAATTTTTATTCGGACTCCTCAGTTTTCCAGCAGAGCAAGCCCCTCTGGTTGTTACAACAGGACATATCGCACTCTTCGAAGCAACAGTAGTGTTGCCATTAATCATTGGATTTTACTTTACACCAGGAGGCCGTAGATGATGGTTGATCGAGCATCAGTTTTAGGAATGTCAGGCACAGCAGCAACCTTTGGATTGTCAACAATTGATACATTTCTTGGCATTGCAGTTGGTGCGGTAACCTTAGTCTACATGTGTATAAAACTATACCAAGAAATTAAGAAGAAGTAATGGCAAGGTATCGTACAACAGGCAGACTCGATGACCAAGTTCTTACAGAAGGAGATCGTGGATTTCGTGGCATTGATTCCTATAAAGAAGCAACAAGTTTAGAACCGGGCTTTGTACAGACAAGCGAGAATATGCGCTTGATTGGTGATCTTGCAGAGGTACGCAAGGGTATAGATTTCTTGGCAGGTGCAGTTACACTTAGCTACAATGGCACGAATGAGATGGTATTTGCATCCACACTTTACTCCGATCCTGCAACAGGAAATGAATATGTGGTAGTTGCAACCAAGGATAAAGTAATCCTTTGGAATGATGCAAACAACTCAGGCATCGATATTGATTATCCAGGCAGTGAAGTTGTGGCCACGGCAGATGGCGCGAGCTTCGTGCAGGCATTGGAAAAACTCATCTTGTTTCGTGGTAAGAATAAAACACCACTTGAATGGGATGGAGATGTAAGCAATGACTTTGTAGTAAAAGCAAATGGAAGCCCAGGTGCTGGACGCATACAATGTCCGAACACAGATTATGGTGTATTCTTTCGTAATCGTTTAATCATCCCACAACCCACAGATAGTAACTATTCTATTATTATGTCTGACTTGTTAGACACAGATAATTACTACGCTGCTGAATCACAATTTAGAATTAGTAAAGGAAGTGCAGATTTTCTTGTAGGCTTTTATCCTTACCAAGAAGATCAGCTAATCGTGTTTATGCGTAATAGCATTCACATGATAAATAACATTGCCACTACCTCCGCAGCTAATACCTACGAGATTACCCGTCAGCATGGATGTGTGGCACGCAAATCAATTGCACAGTCTGGCCCACAAACATTCTTCTTATCAGATAATGGGGTCATCGTCTTGTCACCAGGTACAGACCCTGCCAAGGGACTTGGAGTAGCTATAAGTAAAGTAAGTGGTGAAACCATACCCATGACTAGACCCATACAGGATCAATTCGATGAGGTTAATTACGCAGCAGCAGACAAAGCATGTGGTATCGTGTATGACAATAAATACTACCTAGCAGTACCCACAGGTAGTTCAACAGTGGCAAACAAGATTTTCGTATTTAACCTACTTACAAGCACATGGACTAGTGTTGACTCCTACCCTGCCCTAGCAGGAAGTGTGGCATTTCATGTGGATGATTGGGTAATCTGCTCGCATGGAAGCAACCCAACAAGACGCAGACTATTTGCAGGTAACAAAACAGGTTGGTATCTTATGGAAGAAAATTCCATAGATGATAGTGGACGCAAGATAGGAAGTACATCCGAGTCCGGTACAACTGCAATCGCAGGTAAACTTGTCACACGCTCATACACATTTGGAGACATCAATGTAAAGAGTTGGAAGCGTGGTCAGTTGGGTGCAAACACAGTCAACCAGGATGCATTTAACATTAAGGTCAACACACTCGATCCAGATGCAAGCACCACAGTATTAAGCCATACCGCAGATGGCACAGAAGAAGCACTCTTCCGCTTTGGTACGGGGCGTACCCGTGGATATGGTGCGGAAATTGAAATCAATGTCACAGCAGGCAGACCGAGCTTTAGACATGTTAGCTTGGAAGCTATAGGCGTAGGAGCAAATGCAAGACGTGAGGTGGCATAATGGCAATTACCTGTACAGTAACTCGTGGTTTTACATACGCAACCGGGGTAGACATTTCGGCTGCAAATTTAAATCAACTAGGCGAACCAACAGTCACAGTACCAAGCGTAACCGATACAACAGTAGTGCTAAAAAGTTTTGCAGTTGCGGATCTGCCTTCTGCTGGAACTGCGGGCAAAGTAGTGTATTGTACAAATGGAGATGGTGGCAGTCCCTGCCTGGCATTGGACAATGGTTCAGCATGGTTACGAATAAATCTAGGGTCAGCCGTAAGTGCAAGTGATGCAGATGAGTATATAATCGCAGAATGAATATACTAGAACGAGCAAAGCAATTTTACGATTCAACCAAGGGCGATATGTTCAAGGATTTAAGTGCGTATGCAGCCTATGGATATGTATTCATCACACCGCAAACCATGTTGCTTGGAAAAGCAGTAAGGACAGATGCAGACATCCATCCAAATGAACAATGGGGTGTACTTGCACCCGATGCTTGGTATGTAAAAACCGCCATTGGAGATAATGCAATTTCAGACTTTATAAACAGTATTCCATACCCACTGCCATTTGTTGGGTGGATGAGACAATTAAAACAAAAACCTATTAAGTGGTACGACTTTAATAGAATCAATCGGAGGAAATAACAATGGGAGGAGGGCCAGACATAAATTATCCTGAGCAGCCAAGTTATGGCGAGGGGATGGCAGACGCACTTAAAGCGCAAGTACAATTACTTACAGGCACAGGAGACTTTGCAGAGACAGGGTCACTTGAATCCTTGCTTCCACTTGAAGAATCAATTCGTAAGAAGACTGCACAGACAGACACGGATATACTTAGGCAGACTTTGCTTGGAACAGAGCAAAAAGTTGTGCGTGATCCACAGACAGGGAAGTTTGGAATACCTGGTGCAGAACCTGTAACTAATGCTGATGGGCAAGCTCAAACTGCTGGTGATGGTAGGTATCAATTTATCCAAACAGGGCAGTTTAAAGGGCCTACCTCTAGGGCTTTTGGGGGCGTTGATAGTATTGGAGTAACTAATTCGTATTCAATTATAGACACAGAAACAGGAGGAGTCGTTGAACAAATTAGTGTGCCTATTGAATGGGCTGAAATAAAATCTATAAGTCCTGCAAAAGTAACAGATTTCATTACAAATAAAAATGCTGAAGTTTTGAAACAAGCAACTGCAAAATTTAATGAAATTAGAGGTGTGGCTAATGAAAAAGGAAATGATGCAGTATCTAAAGAATTTGAATTTAAAAATCCGAATACAGGTGAACCATTACAAGAAGGTGACATAGTACGCGCAGGTGATGGAATGATCGACCTACTTGGTGACACACGTGCAGTACAAGAATTTAATACCCGTGCAGCAACTCAAGCTGATGTAGCCTCAGGACTTGCAAGTAAAGTAGGTGAACAAGTAGTTGAACGAGTAGATACAACACGCCAGGCTGGATTTGATGATAGTGGAAAATTCCTCGGTCTATCTGCAATGGCAGAAGATATACAACGTGGTAATCTATCACGCCAGCGTGAAGCAGACCTACAAGATGTAGCTCGTTTAGAACCACTCTTTGGTCAAATCATGGAGGATTATAAACCTGGTACTACATCCGCACTTACCGGGGCAAAAGATTTAATCGAGGAACAAAAAGATAACCTGCTTGGAGAAGTGGGAATTTCCGATCCAACAAAAGTACAAGCACAAGGTGTACAAGCAGATGCCCTACGAGCAGGTTTGATGTCTGATGCAGAAGAAGCACTTGGACAAGGACTTACAGATCGTGAGCAAAGACAAATTGCAGAAGCTGCTCGTGCACGCTCCACCATGATGGGTAGAACATTTGACCAATCTGGTGCAATCGCAGAAGCAGAAGCAAGGGTTGCTGAAGACAACCAACGCAGAATGCAGAACCGAGGATTTGCACAATCTGTACTTGGACAGGAAGCAGGTATACAGACAAGTGATGATACTCGCTCCATGCAAGCAGACCAATTTAACGTGGCATCACAAATGGATGCCGAGAAATTGCGTGAATCTCTAAGGCAACAAGGATTGCTTGGGTATTTAGACGCAGCCTCACGAGTATCCCAACTTGAGAACCAAGGACAACTCGATCCATTCCAGGCAATACTTGGACGATCTGGTGGTGGAAGCTTGCAAGCCGGACAATCTGTATTCGGACAGGCAGGCTATGGATTAAATGCACAACCTGCATACCTTAACCCAGAGAGTGGACTTGGATACATACAAAACCAAGCAACCAATGCAGCTAATATGTATGGTGCTCAAGTAGCAGCAGATGCAACCAGGAATGCAGGTATCATGAGTGGTATTGGTTCAGCAGCAGGTGGATTACTTGGTAATACATCACTCTTCTGCTGGGTAGCAAGAGAAGTATATGGCGAGCATAATCCAGCATGGAAGATGTTTCGTATGTGGATGTTCCTAGAATCACCAAGTTGGTTCTTTAAATTATACAAGAATTACGGAGAACGCTTCGCAAGTTTCATCGCAGATAAACCACGCTTGAAAGCAGTAATCCGTAAGTGGATGGATTCAAAAATAAGGAGATAAATATTATGGCAAGAAAACCATTCTTTAGCGGAAATTACGGATCAGCGCTTGCACGGGTCGACACTCGACCCATCATTGAAGCCGGGCGTGCGCAAGGCCAAATGTACGCCAACATGGGCAAGCAGATTGGAGGCATGATTCAGCAGTACGGCCTTAACAAGGAGAAGCGTGCAGAACTTACAGGTGAGATTGAGGCCATGCTTCCACAATACATGGATTCATTTACTAACACAGGTAATGAAGTAGATGACAAAAAGAATTTTCAAAGACTAGAAAAGTTTAGCAAGGGAGACATGAGTATGGCAGACCTGAAAGGTCTAGCTGGCGAGCTTGCTATGAAGGATAAGGTTGAGGCTAAAAAATTTGCACGAGAAACTAGCGAAGTTAATAAAAAACTCCTTGAGCAAGAATTAAACACAAAGAATGAGTTACAGGAATTAAAGAAGGTACAGCAAGGTCAAAGGGAAAAAGCCTTTGAGGGACTTGAAAGAGAAGCAGATGAAATAGGGTCAATGATTCAAGATCCTAACTCAGGTGTGACTCTTGATAACTTAAATGCTAGATCACAATTCTTATATAGAAATATTGACCTTATTAAAAATAGGCAAATTGATCCAATGAAGGCTGCGTTTAGTTCTGCTGATGAATATAAATTAGAACTTGATAAACTTACATTAGAAGAAAAACAGAATGAAATTAAAGGGCAAGAGTTAGAACTTACTGAAAAGACAGCAGAGGCAGCTAAGATGCCAGAGTTTACTGATAAGGCATCTGCCCTTGCATCAGTTAAAGATTTACCAGAGGGAGTAAGTGCATCTTTCAAAAAATTCAAAGATGGGTTTGATGTTGAGTTACAATACAAAGCAAAAGAATTTACCGATATTCCATCTGTTCCAGGATTTCCTAATTATAAAATTGTTGGTGGATATGTATATGAGGGTGACCCAAAAACAGGAAAACTTAATAAGTTGGGTTCTGAGCGCTTTGGTGAGAAGACACAATTAATTACAAATACAATAGATGCACTTAATGATAATACTATCAAACAGTACAGTGTTGCTAAATTAAGAGGCACGCAGAACTCAGATGGAGATTATGAAGTAGAAGATCCAAGCACAGGTGAAACAATCACAATACCTTATAATCAAGCAGTTGAAGATAAGATTACTTACTTAGATCAGTTAAGGCAAAAACTACAATCACAAGTAGACTTAGACCTTACCACACGATGAGTGTCATTAGCGTACTAACTGATAACGGAGTAAAGAAAGTCCGTATTGCAGGCGAGCAACCAACGCCTGAAGAAATTGAGTTAATGCGTAATGAGTTTTCTGATATGGGTGGCACGCAAACAATGCCTATGCCTCCTTCATTGCCACAAGAAGCACAGGAGAACATACAAGCAGAGCAAGCACAGGCAGACATACCAACCATAAGTGCAGATCCATTATCTCCACAGGAAAGAGAACAAGCAAAACAACAGGCTCGTCAACGAGCCAATGTAGTTGATGACCCAGGTATGGGTACAGTTGCAACTAAACTTGTGCGACCTAGATTCTCTGGCGAGAAACCATCTCAAGGAGAGGTGGCAGCAGGTAAAGGTATGGGGCGTGCAATAGGTTCACTTGCAGGAGTTGCAGCAGCAGCAGCAGGAGATGATAAAACTGCAAAAAGAATAGATCAAAACATTGCAAACATTCCATACGAAGAAGGCATACCTGGACTTGCAGAAGGAGTAACACAATTTTTAACACTTGCTAGTCCGGCAACACAGGTAATGAAAGCAAAAGGTGTTGGCCCAATATTACAAACTGTAACTGCATCTGGAGTATCTGGTGGTCTAGGATTTAGTGGACAACAAGAAAGACTATCCGATCTTGTGCAACAATTTCCTGCAATCGCAAATCCTGTTACTGACTTTCTTGCATCTGATGTGGATGATTCCTTTGCAGTTGGTAGATTAAAAAATGCATTAGAATTTGCAGGGCTTGATGTTGCGGTAATGCTTCCATTCGTTAAAACTTTAAGACAGACTCGTGGGCAAGCAAGGAATGCAAAGCCAAATGGTGAGGTTGAACTTGCACAGGAAATTGACAAAGCAGTTCCCAAGCAAAAACTTAATGCAGTTGTTAGACCACCTACAAAAGACGGTGTAATACAAGGATCTAGTACAGGTCAAATTCAATTGCCTGACAAGGTTGTAGAGGCAGTTGCAAAACCATTTGAATATGCTCTCAAAGGTATCAATGCAGTTGCACAAAAGTCAGGTGTTTTAAGTGACAAAGCAATTCGTCCTATTAGTTCAAGGATTGAGGAACTTAGCCCACGCATGGCAAACAAAATGTATGAGTTTGAGTTAGATCAAAACATGCTTGCTGGTAGCTACATGAATAAAGCAATTCCATTCATGGAGTCATTTAAGAAAATGAAGCCAGCAGACAGAAAACTTTTATCTAAACACGCATTGAATAGCGATACATCAGAGGTGTATAATGTCATACAAAGATATAATACAAAGCTACCTGGCATGAAGCGTCAATTTGATGATCTACGTCAAACCTTTGATGACTTGCATAAATTAGCAACAGATAATGGTATAGATGTACCTTACAGAAAAGATTATCTACCACGCATAATGAAAGATTATGATGGGTATCGTAAGCATATTGGAGTGGATGCAAAATCTGAAATTGATGAAGCAATCAACCAAGCATACTTAGATAAAAACAAAGTACCTCAAGGTGGTGCATTACCTACCAATCCAAAACCACTGACACAATTTGAAGAGCGTGAAGCAATAAGGAAATACCTAGAAGGAACTAAGTACACAGGAGATGGCACACCAGGCTTTATGAAGAATCGTGTCATTGATAAAATTGAAGATGATATACTTCCATTCTATGGTGGCCTTGAAGAGAACATACAGAACTATATAAACAATGTAACCTACCGGGTTGCAAAAAATAAGTTCACAGGAAAAGTAAAAGGTGTCGAAGGTTACACGGAACTTTTATCTAAACTAAAACAAAGAGGTAAAATATCAGGTGATGATGCTATAAAGATCAACGAACTTTTTGATGCTAGATTATCTGGTGGTGAAAAATCTATAGGACAGGGCGCACAATTCTACCGAGATGCTATGTACCTTGCAAGTATTGGTAATCCAATATCCACGATAACACAGGCATCAGAATTTATGCTTAACGCATATCGTAATGGTACTTTAAATACATTAACAACTGCACCAAAGACTGCCGCTAGAACAGGTATAACAATAAAGGATTTGGGACTTGATGACATTGCGAAAGAGTTTTCCGATCCATTATCCCAATCACAAAGAGGTAAGTTTGGAGTTGCTAAAGAAGCACTTAATAAAACCTTGAGATATACTTTAGGTAAGGTGCAATTCAAACGCATGGACGAATTAATGAAAGAGTCCAACCTAAATGGTGCGTTTTTGAAAGCTCGTAAGAAAGTTGCTAATGTTAGATCGAAAGAGTACCAAGATTTTGCAAAGGAGATGTCAGAATACTACGGGCCAGAAACAAAGAAATTCCTAGATGCTCTCAAGCGTGGCGATGCAAATGATCCTAATGTTAAAACATATTTATTCTCACAACTTGCAAAGACGCAGCCTATATCATTGTCAGAATATTCAGAGTTTTATCTAAGGAATCCTGGTGCTAGACCTGCATACTTTCTTAAAAGTTTTGCACTCAAACAACTTGAAACTACTCGCAGAGATATAACAAGAAAACTTGCAAGCGGAAATGCAAATGAGATCCGTGATGGCATGAGGCAAGGCATACGATTGTCTGTCCTGTTTGGTGGTGGTATGACTGCAAATAACTTATTTAAAGATTACCTACTTGATAGAGATGACAAGCCTGGCATGACAGGGGATCAAGTCCCTAAAATGGAGAATGTTGCAGGTGCAGCAGCAGATGCAATTCTTACCCTATTTGGATTAAGTAGATACACTGCAAGAAGACTTGCGGATGATCCATACTATGGTGCGATAGATATTTTTATGCCACCTAAAGTAACAGAGTTAGTTGAGGTAGGTATAGAAGCACCATTAAAGGGAGATTTTGAAAGAGCAGGTAGAATTATAGAAAAAAATATACCTTTTATTGGTAAAATATATAGCCAACATTTTGGTGCAGGTGCAGACTACAAACGCAAGAAGCGCATCAAGGAATATAAAGCAAAGAAGCGAGCAATAGAAAACATTGGAAAGATGCCAAGCATACCAAATATTCCAGAGTTAGAGTTAGAGTAACTTGACAAAATAAATAACTCAAACTAACTTAACATTTACAAAAGGGACGTAGTAATTCCTTGAGTTAGCTGGCAGGAGTGTCAGCACCTAGCCACCTCCGGGTGGCTTTTTTTGGTCTGCATTACTAGTGCTACCTAATGAAGGTAAAAAAAATACACAATGTGTTTGACATAAAAACATTTTTTGCTTTTTTTGCTTCCATAACAAGGATATTTACTAACAACAATTAGATAGAACCTTGCATTTCTTAAAAGAGATCACATGCATTTCTTAGAGGAAGTCGCAAGGGGCAATAAAAACCCACAAAAATAAAAACTAAAAAGATGCACATAACTAACAATTACATAAAAGCTTTACATGCTCCAGGAGGAGATATAGATAATCGTGGAAAATTACCACAACCCCCACGAAGTATGCCTGACAATATTGTATTAAATTATGAGAAACCTCAAGCACGGACAATCCTTCTAAGCGAATTAATTTACGCTTACAAAGATTGTCGAAGTACATCTTTTAATGTACCGAAGTATGAAACAATGCGTAATTGCGCGAATGCATTCAAGTATGTATTAAAGAAACTAGAGATGAGCTTGGACTTGGATACAAGGTATTTGGCTGGCAGGCATCCCAAGAGTGGGTTGATCTTGCCTAAGCATTTTTTGCGTAACTTTCCAGAAGGTGCAGATAGATTGAAATTGTCCAAGTCATTATTTTCTCGTGGCATGATTGAATGGTATGACGAGATTGGGATTGAGACTAGTCATATGGCCAATTGGCAAACAATGGTAATCAAACAAAAGCCCGTTAAGGCATTCATACCAACGAATGACATTAATGAAATTATCAAGAAGTGTGAATCGGTCAAGTATACCAAACCAATTTTTTACAAAGCTTACTTACTTGCGTACGGATTAGGCTTGCGTAACTCAGAAATGAGGCGAGCGAAGTGGAGTGATTTATATGAGGACTTAGAAGGCAATAAATGCATTCGTATTCATAAGCCTAAAAGTGGTGGTGACTTTCAAGACAGACCATGCGATCCAACATTTTGGGACAAGGTCATGGAGATGCGTAACTTCGATGATCTAATTTTAAATTGTTCCCAGGTATTAATTAGGGAACGCTTTGCACAATTCTTAAAAGAAGAATGTGGAGTAACTGAAAGATTTGCAGTTCACTTGTTAAGAAAGTATTGCGGACATCGCTTGATGAGAAGCAATGGAATTTATCCGGCAAGTAAAGCGCTTGGCCATAAAGATACCAAGTTGACTGATCAAATATATAGTGGGTTACCTACTATATCTGCGAGTAAGATCGCATAATTAAAAATCCCCCATGCATATTACCTATATGCTAAACAATAAAATTAAACTACAATTAACTACAAGGAGTTATGATAACAACAGCAATATTCAATGGTATAGAATTTAGGGTAAAAGAAAACGGGACAGTCGAGATATTTGCAGACCGCCCAAGTTTAGTAAAGATTACAGACTTGCAGAATTTACTTACTTCTTTTTTGGAAACTCAAACTTCAACGGAAGTTCAAGCTTCATTCCATTCTCTGCAATCGTCTTACAACCAGCACGAAGAACCATGTCGTAAAGCTGGGCTTGAAGAAGACCGGTATCCTCACTGAGGGTTTTAATAGTTTTACGCACATCTGAGTGTAAGCGTAGGGATAAGGGTTTGGTTAGATTTTCACGGGTTTTGCTCATGTACCTCAAAAAGCATGACAAAATACAATAAGCAACAACAAAATACAAAAACAATAAAATATATAATATTATGGCATTCTTACCTAGTAATATAAAAGCACCTTCAGAAGGTGGTGGTGGCGCTGGAAACTATATGAGGTTTCAGCAGGGAGACAATAAGTTCCGAATAATCGGAAGTAGTGATGATAAGCCTACTCCAGGCTTTATATGTGGAACGTTAGGCTGGGCAGTTGTGGATGGCAAGAAGCGTCCGATCCGTTGGGCAGAAGGTGAAGAAGCACCACAGGCATTTGAGGATAAACCACGCAGTTTTTTTGCGTTTGTGGTTTATAATTATGCAGAGAGTAAGGTGCAGATACTTGAACTTACACAAACAAAACTACAAGCGGAGTTGCTTCAGCTTGCCAATGATGAAGATTGGGGTGACTGCCGGAAGTACGACATTAGCGTGGTGCGGAATGGTGAAGGATTGGAAACAACTTATGCCATGAATCCTAAACCGATTAAAAAGATGGATGATGATCTGCGAGCTATTGCAAAGGCAGAGTTAAAAGCAATCAACCTACCGGCATTGTTCAAAGGTGAAGATCCGTTTGCAGCATTTGAACCACCTGTTGAGGAGGACGAGGACGAAGTCCCTTATTGATATGTTACGACCTAATATTAGTAACGAGGACTATCATGCTGATATTGCGTTGGGTTCGAGTCGAGCAAGACAATTGCTCGGCTCTTGCCCACTCAAGGTGAAGCATTCGATGAAGTTCCCCACGCCAAGTACCCCTGCCCTATTAAATGGCAGCCTGGTGCATACTGCTACACTTGAGCCTGCATTAGTTGACATTGAATTTGGATGCAAGCCAACAGAGATTGATGGTAATTCTAGCAGAACCAAAGCTTACAAGGATGCGTTTGCAGAGATGGAAGCATCAGAACCAAACAAGCGTTGGTTACCAGAATCTGATTATTCTATGTGCATGGAAGTAGCTGCATCTGCGAGAATGCATCCATTGCTACTTGATATGTTATACCATCCCGAAAGTAAGACTGAACATACGGGATACTTCGAGATCGAAGGCACGCCCTGCAAGGTTCGTCCTGACCTATATAATAGTGAGACAGGAATGGTGCTTGATCTAAAAACTACATTAGATGCAAGTGAGAAAGGCTTTGCCAAAAGCGTGCGTCAATTTGGCTATGCATTTCAAGCTGCATTCTACATGACTGCATTACGAACAATGGGTGAGCGACCCAAGCAGTTTGTGTTCTTGGTTGTCGAGAAGAGTGAACCATATGCCACTGCATGTTACCATATAGATAACAATGATATTGAGCGTGAAGTACCAAGGGTGCTTGAAGCGATTAAAATCTATGGTGAATGTTTGCGTACCGATGTATGGCCGGGCTATTCCGATGATATTAAAACATTAAATCTTGGCACGCCTTTTACTGAGAATCGCTTGTCTATAAGTAAGACCAGCGAGAAGTTTGGTGTGAGCAGGAGTTATGTTTACAAGATAATTAAGGAACATAACATTGAGACCAGGAAGATCCGTAACAGGCAGACCATATCGATGTATGAATTTTCCAATGCCTTGCGTTGGGCTAACCAAAAGGTGGCGTAATGGGCAGGAATCAAGGTGCAAAGAAGTATCTTATTTCCAGCAAGAAAGCACTCGAAATACTTGGATTTAAATCGCAGACATCCTTAGATCAATTCCATGAGGATGAGGGATTAACCTGTTACATAATTGATGGAACGAATGGTCGAGGTGGACGTGGGTTTGCATGGGATAAGAGAGAAATTAACAAGTGGATGAAAACTGAAGGAAGGAGCAGTGAAGAATGGCTAATCGATTGAAAATTAACGAGATGGATAAAGTGCTGGGTTATGCTGAAGCTCATATTGAGCAACAGAACTTTGAAGGCGCGGTTGTGGTATTACATGCAGCACTGAAACAATTAGTGGCTACATTGGCAGGTGAGGATATGAACAATAAAAGCGATCCTGACATCACGATTGTGACCACAAGGGACTGCATGGTATCTATTGATGATATCAAAGAGATATGTGCTAAGACTATTGGCGTGACTATTAAAGAGTTAGAAAGTAGGAAACGCACACAGGATGTATCCTTGGCACGCCAATGTGCAGTCTATTTTTCTCGCAAACAAGGATATAAGGTTGAAGAATTGGGCAAGGTTTTTAAACGCAATCATAGTAATATCACACACACCTGTAAGAAAATTGAAGACTTACTTGAATGTGACAGGGAGATGGCAGCCAAGATTAACCTGGTGGGAAGAAATATAAATGGGCAAAATTAATTCTCGATCTAAAGGAGCTAGATACGAGAGGGAATTAGCACGCTACTTATCCGAAAATGGGTTTCCAGATTCACGCAGAGGACAACAATTCTCTGGTGGATCGGATTCCCCGGATGTGGTGAGTGATTTTCCATTTCATATCGAGGCCAAGCATGTCCAAGCATTAAACCTATATGCTGCTATGACGCAAAGCATACGAGATGCAGGTGAAAAACCACCATGCGTCATACACAGAAAGAACAATTCGGAGAGCATGTTCACATGCAAGCTGGATGATCTAATTAAATTATTAAACGAGAAGTCATGGACTTCCAAAACTAACTAACTCAAAAATACTATGATAACTGAATTAACAAAAACCTATGATGAAATAACTAGCGAATTTAAAGATGCGATTACCAATGGCATTAATGGATTTGTAAAAGCCGGAGAGATATATGTAAAAGCAATAGACCAAAATCCTGAGTATGCAGATAAAATGCAACTTGAGTTTAGTGATATTGTACCTGCAAAAGCATGGAAACAATTTGAAGCTATTGGTAGAAAATGGATACATCCCAAACTTATTCTTGGCGGCATGTCAGATGCAAAGAAAACAAACATTGTGAAGCGTTTACCTTATAGCTTGCAGAATCGTGTCTTTGATGGTGAGAAGTTTCCATTACTTATTGCTGGTGGAGATGTGCTTGATGTGAGCATACTTGATGCAAGTAGTGAGCAGACCATGCAATTGTGTGGAGATGGTGACATGCGTACCTTAACTGAGCAGAAGGCATACATTGAGGATAGTAAACTAAAAGAAGACTTAAAGCCACAGGAGCTACCTTACTATGTACAGAAGGGTAAGATTATATTTCGTAAGAATACAGAAATAACCAGAGCAGAACTCAAGCAGTTACTTACTCAGGTATGAGGTCAGAGGCTAATAGAGAAAAAAGCAAATGGAAGCATTGGCACAGGACAGGCTTTTTTAAGGAAGAAGTAAAGTTCTATGGCTTTGTTTACCGACTACATAATAATTGCCTAAAGAAACATGAAATCAAAGCGCTTGGATATAGGTTAAGAGATGAGAATACTTGGCTTAAATACTGTTACGATCCGCTAGTTTACATCACTCAAGAGGATATAGATCGTCATTTTAAAAACACATTATGGGAGAAAGATGACTATCCATTTAATTGTATTGAAGTGTGGGTTAGCGACCCACGTTCATGTCCATACATAGACCATGGGGCAGTACGCAAGAGCGCATGGGTGATAAAGAAACCAGGTTACTATAGAGTGAGTGTTGAATTACAAACAAAAGCAAAATCCAACACAAAGCGAACCAAGTATAAAATGAAACATTACAAAGGTATGCCTTATTTCAATAGAGATAATGATCGATGCTATAACAACTGTGTATCAAGGGCGTTTCATACAGTGCTAGATCACTGTCGTGAGATTAAGAAGCAGATATTTGCTGAGAAGAAAGCAATAGAAGACCGCAAGAGAGATACTTATTATCGACTAAAGTATTGGCGTGATATTAAGAACGAACTTGCACTTGAAGAGAAGAAAGAACGATTGAAGCGTGTGCGTGGCATAGTGCCAACGAAAGCAACCACTGCATTCTTCCAAGCACTTGCAGTTGGATCTGCAATATCTGAGGCATGACCGAGTTCGACACGAGTCTTAGTGTTGGCAAGCTGCGTGAGGCCGAATTAATTGAGTTCTTCCGATCCAAGGGGCATAAGCCCATACCCATACCAGGCAAGTTCTCTGGCTTTGATTTCTTCTTAGCCAATACGAAGCAAGGATACGAGGTAAAGCAGGATTGGAAGGCTCATTATTCCGGCAATCTCGTGGTGGAAGTGGAGATGTATGGAAAGCGATCCGGATTAATGGCAACCACCGCAGATTGGTGGATATTTGATACCAAGACTGAGTTTATATTTATAACCCCAAAGCAATTAAAGGATCTAATCGTGGAAACAAATCCACCCCTGCGTCAATTCACAGGCAAAGGAGATTCCTATCCAAAGAAAGCGTACTTGATACCCGTGCAACGCATAAAAAACTATGCCAGCAGTATCATTAAACGATAAACTAACTACAATAAGTTACATATGAATACACTTAATAAAATCATGAATAAAATAATAATAACAGCAATATTTATAGCAGCAGTTATCACCTGGATATGGATGATATTTGCATGGATTATAGCATTAGTAGGAGCATAAAAATATGTCAGAAGAAGAAAAAGAAGAAGGAAAAAGTTACACAACATCATTCCGATTAAACGAGTCCGCAAACGCACGATTAATGTTGTTTTGTGAGCTTACAGGAATGAGGAAATCTGAGGTCGTGAAAGCAGCGATTTCACAGTTCATTGCACCGACCATCCAAAATGCCAATGTAATACCCCCGTATTACAATCCTCGCGCGCACACGTGTGTAGATAATATTATTATATCTAAAGATATAATGAAAAATAATACAGAGACAAAAAATAAGGATGCAAAAAAAGAGGAAACTCATGCATGGTTTCAAGCATTCTGGGAAGTATGTAAAAACCAACAATTTGCAAGACGAGTTGTCAAGACTATCAGATTAAATTGGGATGATCTTTCACAGCTTGATCCGAAGACAGTTGCAGATAAATACAATCAACATTTTCACGAGAAAGGAAATTATGCAAAACATCCAAACTCATGGTTGAATGATGGAGGGTATGATAACGTGGTAAATAATTCTGTTTCAACTCATGGCTTAAATTTTGATGTAACTACCAAGCACCCGGATGATTGATGTTGAATTAGCAGAGCAAGCAGTTCTCTCCTCCATGCTGCATGATGAAAGTGGAGTGGCCACAGCACAAGCAGGTGAAGCATTAACCAAGGATGACTTCTCCTGCATGGATCGTTCCACGATCTTTGAAACGTGCTTACGGTTAGCACCTGCCAATGAGATTGATTTAATCATAGAACATCCAGAGCTAAAACAAGAAGTAATCTTTTTGAGCGAGAAGTATGGTGGTGGTGGCATAGAAAGATACATTGAATATTTGATAGATCATCGTAACACGAGATCCGTGGAGCGTGCCTTATGGCAAGCAAACGATGATTTAAAAGCAAGTAAACCAGCAGAAGAGATTTCTCAGACATTTGTAAACACCATTGCAAAGTCACTCAGTCAACGTAAAGGCGTGGTAAGTTGTGGTGCTGCAAGTAAAGAAGCATTTGCAGAATTTCTTGAAGTAGATGCTGGTGGTACACAAGCAATCCCAACAGGATTGGAAAAGTTAGATGCTATTCTTGGAGGTGGATTCAAGAAAGGTAGCTTGTACGTCCTTGCAGCACGCCCAGGAGTAGGAAAGAGTGCATTAGCAATACAGATGACCTACGAGACTGCAAAGCGTGGCCTGCGTGCAAGCTATGCAAGCTTGGAAATGTCATCATCTGAATGTGCTGGCAGATTACTTTCCAATGCTAGTGGTGTACGCAAACCTACAGGCAAGGGATTTCTCAATGCAGGTCATAAGCAAAAGCTAGAGACACAAGTGCAAGCAATGCAAGGTTGGCCTATCACATTCAAGGATGATAACCAAGCAACCATGCAAAGTATTGAAGCATTCATTGCCAAGCAAAGACTTGAAGGCGAGCTTGGTTTAATCGTTATCGATTACTTGCAGCTACTCTCCTCACCTGGGCATGACTCAAGAGTGCAAGAGGTTAGCCACATTTCTCGATCCTTGAAAGCAATTGCAATGGAATACGAAGTTCCTGTGCTTGCCCTTTCTCAACTTAACAGAGCGCTAGAAAGTGCTAACCGTAATCCCATGCTATCAGACTTGCGTGAGTCAGGAAGTATAGAACAAGATGCAGATTGTGTGTTACTCATGCATCGAGAAAAAGAAGTAGATCCCACAACTGATGATATCATTTGCAATGTTGCTAAG